TGTCGCTCTACGACACGGTGGGCGGCATTGGTTGCATAGCGCGCGACTCGGTGCAGAACACCAATACGGATGTCGTGTTCTTGTCGAACAGCGGCGTGCGGTCAGTACTGCGCACGATTCAAGAGAAGTCCGCGCCGTTCCGTGACTTGAGCAAGAATGTCCGCAACGACATTATGCAGTTGGCTTCGAGCGAGACGGCGTCAGGTATTAAGGCGGTCTATTCGGAACTGAACGCGTTCTACCTGATTACGTTCCCAATATCGAACTTCGTGTATGTGTTTGACACACGCGGGGTGCTGGAAGACGGGTCTTCCCGCGTGACGACTTGGCGCAACATTGCGCCGACTTCGCTGCTGGCACGTCGCAACGGCGATCTGTTGATCGGCAAGACGGGCTACATAGGTAAGTACACCGGCTACGCAGACGATACGTCGTCGTACCGTTTGCAGTACTACACCAATCAATCTGACTTGGGCGATCAAAGCGTAACGTCGATTCTCAAACGGATTGGGGTTGTGGTGATCGGCGGCACCAATCAAGTTGTGACAATCAAGTGGGGCTTTGATTTCAGCGAAAACTTTTTGTCGCAGAATACGCAAATCCCAACGCAACAGGTGTCGGAGTACGGCACGGCGGAATACGGCGCGAATGGCTCACCGCTTGCGCAATACGCAGACGGTATTGCATTGCAAACACTCTACGCGCAAGGCACTGGGTCAGGTCGTATTGTGCAGACCGGCTACGAAGCTGAAATTAACGCGTCGGCGTTGTCTATCCAGAAGATTGAAATTCTCACCAAGAACGGGCGAGTATCATGAGTAATTACACAAAAAGTACGGACTTTGCAGCCAAGGATTCGCTGCCGTCTGGTAACGCAGGCAAGATTGTTAAGGGTACCGAGATCGATACCGAGTTTAACAATATTGCAACTGCTGTTGCGACTAAGGCTGATACTGCATCGCCTACTTTCAGCGGCACACCTTCGTTGCCGACTGGAACAACTGGCGTCACACAGACATCTACCGATGACAGCACTAAGTTAGCCACGACAGCGTTTGTGCAAGATGTCGCTGACGCCATCAAGAACGCTCTGTACCCGGTCGGCTCGATCTACACAAACTCTTCCGTCAGCACGAACCCCGGTACGTTGTTAGGGTTTGGTACATGGACTGCGTTCGGCGCTGGCCGCGTGATGGTCGGCTTTAATTCTGGTAATTCGTTGTTTGATTCTGCGGAAGAGACGGGCGGTTCGGCAGATGCGATTGTTGTTAGCCACAGCCATACGGCCACATCAACGGTCACTGACCCAGGCCACGCTCACTCTACAGCGCTTTACTACCGGCCAGATTCCGCATCAGGCGCGGCGCAAAGTTATGCGCAGAACACAACTGGCTTTGGATCGCAGATTTCTACGAACAGCAACACTACCGGCGTGACAGTCGCTACATCGATTAGCACGACAGGCTCATCGGCAACCAACGCGAATTACCAGCCGTACATCACTGTGTACATGTGGAAGCGGACTGCATGACCCACCATCATTTTTCTGATGGGCTGTACGCCAAAGAGATTTACGTCGCGGCGGGCGACGCGATATTGAAGCACACACATGACTTTAGCCACTTGTCGATTTTGGCTAAAGGTAAGGTGGCCGTATTAGTAGGTGAAGAGATTGAGATTATTCACGCGCCAGCGTGTTTAGAAATTAAGGCAGGCATCACGCACGGCGTGAAGGCCATTGATGATTGTGTTTGGTATTGCATCCACGCGACTGACGAGAAAGACTCGAGCAAAGTGGACAACGTGTTGATTAAAGGAGAATGACATGCCTATCGGCGCCGCAATTATAGGGGGTGGGCTTGGGCTTCTAGGAAGTTCGATGCAGGCGAGGTCTGCTGAACGAGCTGCGCGCACGGCGGCCGACGCCGAACTAGCGGCCGCGCGGATTGCGGCTGAAGAAGCACGGTTTCGTCCGGTAGGCATCACGACTCGATTCGGTCGCAGTCAGTTCACGACCGGTCCAGACGGCCGTGTGAGCGGTGCGTCTTACGACGTATCGCCCGAACTTCGTGCCTACCAAGATCGCTTGATGACGATGGCCGGCGGTATTGGTCTTGAGTCGCTAGGGCAAGCGCCGGGGCAATACGCTGCATTGCCAGGTGCAGCAGAACGACTGTTTGGCTTGGGCGAGCGCTACTTGGCCGACTCGCCTGAACAAGTGGCGCAGCGCTACATGACCTCGCAGCTCGACATCTTGGCGCCGCAACGTGAGCGTCAGTTGGCTGCACTGCGCAACGAACAGTTCCAAGCGGGTCGCACTGGTTTGTCGGTTGGTGCGACTGGTTTGCGCCCGGGTGGCGGGGCTGGTCTGGCCGCAACGAATCCAGAGATGGAGGCGTACTACAACGCGATTGCACAGCAGGATGCGGAACTGGCCGCACGGGCGCAAGAACAAGGGCAGCGTCAGTTGGCCTTCGGCACCACGTTGTTCGGCACGGGCGCGGATCTGTTGGGCGGCTACCAGCGCGGCTTGGTCGGCTCACTCGCGCCGTTCCAAGGATATCTCGGCGCAGCAGGCGACATCGAATCGTTGGGGCGTCAGCCGCTCGAGATCGGTGCATCGTTGGGCGGTGGCAGCGCAGCGGCAGCGCAGGCGCTGCAAACGGGAGGGAGCCGCGCTGCGCAAACCATGTTCGGTGCAAATATGCTGAATCCAACCGCGTCGTTCTTGCAGGGGCTTGGTAGCAATCAACAATTGACGTCGGCGTTGGGTAACTATACGCAGAATCTGTTTAGTGGGGCGAGTAGCCCAGCCTATAACCGTACACAGTTAAGAAGTGAAAATGTGCCAGATGATTTTGCTGCGAGCTACTTTAATTCATTTGGCCGTAGCCCGCGAAATCAAGGTTACGGGATTTACTAAGAATGCAGTGACGAATTAGGAGCCATCATGGCAAGCGAAATTTTAGGGTTGTTCACCTCGCCTGAGATGTATCAACAGCAGCAGGATCTGATGATGCAACGTCAGGCTGCGGAACTCGCGCAGCTTGATCCGTATCAGAGCATCCGTTTTGGTGCGATCCGTGCTGGCCAACAATTCGGCCAAGGTTTGGCTGGCCTGCTGGGCGCGGAAGACCCACAGTTGCGCATGATCAGCGCACGCCAGTCTGTACTGGGCGGCATTGATCTGGGCAACCCTGACTCGATCCTTGCCGCTGCCCGTCAACTGGCCAATGCTGGTGATCAACAAGGCGCGCTCGCTTTAGCCGACTACGCACGCAAGGCGCAAGCCGATGCGGCGTTGGTGGCGCAGCGTACTCAAGAACGCAGCGCAGCGTCTCAGCCAAAAGAACTCCAGGTTGCTAACGCCCGCGCTGGGCTATTGCAACAGCGCCGCGCCATAGAAGCGCTTCCTGAAGACGCGCCTAATCGGGCTGAAGCATTGCAATTGATTGACGACACTTTGGCGGGGTTGCCAGTATCCGCCGAAGCCACACCAAAGTTTGGCGAAAAAGTGGAGGGTAAGTCGTTTGAGATGTTCGACATGCCTTTCTCTAAACTAACGCCTGCCCAACGAAAGTCTGTAAACGACGCGATACGCGTAGAGGGCGAGAAACCTGCCAGAGAACCTGCGTATGGCACCGACCGAGAAGCCGAATCTATGGCTAGGTATGGAAAACGGTTTGGTGAATTGACCCAAACACAACAGGCAGCAGTAAACAGAGCAGTTGATCAGCAAGCAGAAAGGGTTGCGCCTAAATTTGTAATGCCCGGCAAAAAAGAACCTATAGACATACCAAAATTACGCAAGAGTTTGACTGACTCCTTAGAGCCATATAAATCTACGATTGACGCAGGCGACTCCGCAGTAAGTCTGTTGAATCAGGCTAAAGTAACTAAAAATGCGTCGTCGTTTAACTCTGGTATTACTGAGTTAGCAAAAATGACGCAAGGCGGACGTTTAAGTAACAAAGACGTTGAGCTGGCAAGAGTAGACCCAGCAGTACTGCGTAGGGCGTCAGATTTTGTTTCTACAACATTCCAGGGCGTACCTACTGAAAGCACTATTAACGACATCATTAGCACGGTCAAACTATTGCGCAAAGTAGCTGCCGATAAGTACGCTAGAGAAGTTAAGACACAACGCAAGATAGCATCTAAAGCAGATATAGATCAAGAAACTATTGACATACTGTTTGAAGACACAACGCTGCCTACTGCTCCGGCAGGGCGCGGTAAAACTAGAACTGTGACACTCAAAAGCGGTAAGACTATAACGGTTACCGAGGACTAACATGGGCTACACTTATACCGTTGATGGGAAGTCATTTCGCACCGATCAAGCGCTTACAGAGGCTGAGTTAGAAGAGCTCACCTCCAGCATGGCCGGCCCGGTGGCTACAGGCGACTACCGTGCCGAGGCTGCCAAACGCGGCGTGACTGGCACGTTGGGTGCAGTTACGGGCGTTAGTCAGATGATCTCGGACTACTTAACGCGGCTTAACTTGAATCCGTTCGAGTTGGGTGCACGCGCTGCTGGCCAGCCACCTGAAGCGCCTGCGGCGACGCCGGGCGAATCGTTCAGACGTGGTCAGGCTGCGGTAACGGAACCTTCTGCTCGACTGTTCTCAGCGTTAGGTATGCCGATGACTGGCGCGCTACCGCAGACGTTTGGCCAGCGCGTACTGGCCACAGGTATTGAAGCGGTGACTGACCCGGCATCTTATTTATTCCCGCCGTTGGCAGGCATACGTCGCATGGGGCCAGCCGCGCAAGTCGTGGCTCGTCCATCCGAACAATTCGTTATTGGCACCGGCGCTGAAACCGGCGGCACTGCTGGCGAAGCCGTTGGTGGCACGCCTGGTCGCATTGTCGGTTCGTTGTTTGGTGGCGCTGGCGCTGGTTACGTCGCAGGTACTGGTCTAAAGACCGGTCCGTTGGTCGGTAAGGGTTACGACAAGGCGAAAGAAGTTGTCGACAAGTTGCGCGGCGTGCAGCCAGAGAACGAATTGCTGCGTGATGTTGATAGCCGCATCAACAACATCTTTATCGCCGCCGGCGCTGCTGACCCTAATTTCCTGACCACACTGCAAAACGCCGTCAAAGCGCAAGAAGGTGTTTCTTTGAAAGCACCTGGCAGCCCACGTGTGCAAATGCCGATCAGCGCGCTGATGGCCGACAACCCGGTCATTATCAGTTTCATTGAGAACCTATCGTCGCGTGATCCGGTCTTCAAGGCCAAGTATGGTGAGCAGTTTGCGCGGGCCAAGACGGATTTGCGCGCCAATCAAATTCGTCTGTTTGGTGACCCATCCAAAGTTGAGCTGTCGTCATTGAAGCCGGAAGAACTGGCGGTAATCACGGGTGCGACTGAAAAGTCCGTTCAGCGTCAGGTGCGCTCGCTCGATCAGCAAATTGCTGACGCGTACAGCGCGCCGGTGGTTGACCCTAATGCGTTCGGCGCTCGGATTGAGAAGTTAGTTGCCGACAAGGAAGCTAAAGCGATTGCTGAAGTGCGTCCGCTCTACACCGAGGCGTTTAATGTCGCCAAGACAAAAGGCGTGACTTTGCCGGCAGCGTCGGTGGACGACATCTATAACTTCGTCGCAGGTACACAGGCGTCGGATATCTTCAAGACATTCCCAAGCATCTACAACAAGGTGCGTTCGCGCTTCCGTCCAGCGGAAACCGAAGCCAGTCCGATCTTGACCGCAGAAGGTGTACCCGCTACGCCAGCAGGCGTTAAGTTTGCCGAAGCGACCGTTGAGGACTTGGATTCGTTAAAGCGCGAGATCAACAAGCAACTGCGCAAGGCCAATGATCCTGCGGACATTCGTTTGTTAAGCGAACTGAAGACGCGCGTATCTGGCCATATTGACAGCCTTGACCCAGAGTTCGTCGCTGCGTACCGCAACGCCGATAAAACCTATCTGGAAAAGGTCGGTCTGCCGTTTAGCAGCGAGACACTAAAGAACGTTGACCGTAAGAAGTTTGTCGAACAGATCGCGCCAGCCATCATCGGCAACAAGTCGAACGTGGACGACTTCATCCGCGCAACCGGCGAGGAAGGTGTACGTGTTGCTCGTGACGCGTTCTACGACAGCTTTACTCGTGCTGCGCTCAAGAATGACGTAGTCGACCCCAAGGCGGCCAATAAGTGGCTATCCAAGAATCGCAGCGCAATGGCGCTCATTCCAGGGCTTGAGGAAGAACTACGCGGCACCGTGAATGACGTGCAGCGTTTGCTGGGTCAGAAAGCGGCGCTCGAATCCGATTTCCGCCGTGTGGCCGGCGAGCAACTCATCCGTGATCGCGGCTTCTCTAACCCAGCAGAGCTGGTGTCGCGCATGTACAGCGACCGCAGTTTCACCAACAAACTGCTAAACCAGTATGGCGCGAACAAGGACATTTTGAACGCCGTGCGGTCTTACATGCTGGACGACATTGTGCAGGCCGCTGATCCGGTCGCGATGCTAAACGACCGCAACCGTGCAGCAGTGTTCAACCGCGTGTTCGGCCCGACCTATGCACAGAAGGTGGCCGACTTTGCTGTGGCTGCCGAGCGCTTGTCCAAAGATCCGACGCAGGTATCATTCCGTGGTGAGACTGTACCGCGCACGCCGATCGAAGAGTTGACCGGTGTACCGCCCGAGCAGATCATCTCGCGTATCTACAACCCGGTATCTGGCCCGCTGTACGCGGTGACCTCGCTGTTTAGTAAATACTGGGCAAACGCTGCGTCCAAGGCGACGGAAGAAAAGCTCAAAGCGTTGCTGCTAAACCCAGCAGACGCCGTCAAAGTATTCGAGGCCGTGTCGCCCAGGGTGCAGAAGTTTGATCCTGCTAAGATTAACCAAGTAATGCAGATCGGTAAGAAGTACGGCATTCAGTGGGTAGAGGACGCCGTCAACGATCTGACCACGGGCGCAGCGCGCGGTGCAGTACGCGGCGTAGCGACGGAAGGCGCAATGGCGCCGGTGCCTATGATGGAGGAGTAAATTGACCCGCTAACCCTCCTTGCCGCTGCAAACGCCGCAGTTGCTGCGGTCAAGAAGGGCTGCCAGCTTTACAAGGACATCAAGGGCGCCAGCGGCGAGGTGTCAGAAGTACTGAAGGATTTGCGTGCGCAGTTTGATAAGGTAACGGGCGGCAATCCGACTGTTGAGCAGAAGCAGAAGTACAACGCCGAAGTGCAACGCGTTCAAGAGATCGCCAAGGCTGATCCGAACGACGTCTTCACCGAGATTGGCAACCAGTTGGGCGCGTTGATGGACTCGTATGACGCATTGAGCAAGGCGCTGTTGGCCGAGCAGGTAGAAGGCAAGAAAGTGTACAAGGGTGAGGAAAGCATCGGCCGCCGGGCGCTGCGCCGGATCATCATCACGACGCGCTTGGATGCCATGCTGACCGAGATACGCGAAACCATGGTGTACCGATCACCTCAAGAGCTTGGCGCACTTTGGAGCAAGTTCGAAGAGATGTGGAAGACGATCGTTGCCGAGCAGGAGGCGGCACACGCAGAAGAGCTTAAACAGATTCAGATGGCGAGATGGCGACGCAGAAAAAAAATCGCGGAACTCAGAGCCAAAATAACATGGATTTCAGCAGTCGTTTTCGTAGTAGCGTGGGCAATGGGTCTAATGTGGCTAACGACAAGAAGCGTGACGATGAAGACGTCCCTTGGGGCTTACTGATTACCGTCTTGGCCGTGTTGCTGACTTTTTTCATCGTCATGCCGGTCTTGGCCTTCATGTACTACGACATGTACAACGCGACGCAGGCGGCGGTGTCAGAAGTCAAGAAGATGAAACAATTACGGCGTGAAATACTGGAAGAAAGGATGTATGGCAGATGATTACGCTGGCACAATTTAAGAAGTTTGCCCCACACACCAAGTACGCGCAGCAGTGGTACGACACGCTGTTTGGTCCGCAGACCGAGCTAGGCGGCAAGTCTTTGCTGGATGAGTACCAGATCAACACCCCGAAGCGCATCGCCGCGTTCCTTGCACAGTGCGGTCATGAGTCGGGCGGCTTCGTGTTTGTCACAGAGAACCTGAACTACAGCGCGTCTGGTCTGATGCGTGTCTTCCCGAAATACTTCCCCACCCTTGAGCTTGCCAAGCAGTACGAGCGCAACCCACAGAAAATCGCCAGCCGTGTGTACGCTAACCGTATGGGTAACGGCGACGAAGCCAGCCAAGAAGGGTTCAAATTTCGCGGGCGCGGGATTTTGCAGTTGACTGGCAAGGACAACTATTTTTGGTTCGCAGCATCGTTGGACATTTCACCGGAAGAAGCCGCCGAGTACTTGGAGACCTTCGAGGGTGCAGCGCAGTCAGCCTGTTGGTTCTGGGAGACGAACAAGTTAAACGCGCTGGCAGACGCTGGTGAGATCAAGGCGATGACGAAGCGCATCAACGGCGGATTTATTGGATTGGCAGATAGGGAGCATCACTATGAGATGGCACTCAATATGTTTGGTTCTGATACTCGCTTGGCTTAGTGGTTGCGACCAATACCGCTATCCTTGTCAGAATCCAGACAACTGGGAAAAGAAGGAATGCAAGAAGCCGTACTGCAGCACGACAGGAACCTGCCCAGAGCAGTTACTTAAACCGGAGGATATGAAAGCCGATGAACCCGCTAAAGCTAATCAGCCAGTTCCTTGCTCTCAGTCAGGAACAACACGATGCGGTAATTAAGTTCTGCATCGCTCTAACCTTTTGCTTTACCGTCTTAATGATGGTGGGGATCAGTCTGTACTCGGTCGTCTTCGTAACGCAGCCGTATTTCATGGCGCCAGCGGACAAGCAATTTTTCCTCATTCTTAGCGACATGTCGAAGTACGTATTGGGAAGTTTGGCGACCCTCCTTGCCGTCAAAGGTAAGGACGCATTGCCACAGTTCACACCGCCAGGACTTTCGACCGCCGCCGAACGCGAAGACAAGCCGACGCCACCGACACCCAAAGCCGCAGCACCAACCCACGCACCTGTGCGTATGGAGCCAACCATCGATCCGATTAGTGCGGCGCCCGCGGTGGCCACAGGTTTTAACGGCAAACCAGCGCCTCAACAACCCCCTCACCCGGAGATCAACTGATGAAGACGATTGCTAAACTGCTATTGTTAACTTGTTTGGGGTTAACTATAAACTTAACCGCTTGGGCCGAGACGAAGAAGGTCTGCAACAAGCAAAAAGACAGCAAAGGTAAAGAGGTCCAGATTTGTAAAGAAATTAAGATCCACAAAAAACTCGACAGCACCAAAATTCCCGAAAAGAAATGAATCCTTGGTTGATCTTAGTTGCTGTGCTGGCCGTAGGCGCTGCAGGCGGTGCTGGCTACGTCAAAGGTAGCGGCGACGGTCAGGCAAAGGTGCAGGCCGCCTGGGACGCCGAGCGCATCCAACAGCAGGAGGCGCACGCCCGGGCGCTGCAGGAATCGATTGAGAAACAGCAGGCGCTGCAGTTGGGCGCCGACCAACTAAGACAGGAGGCCGATCGTGAGAAACGTGAGCTGGCTGCTCGCAATACTGCCCTTACTAACAGCCTGCGCAACAGGCCGGAGCGCCCCACCACCGAAGTCGGTGCCGTGCGCAGTGCCACCGGTGCTGGATCAAGCGGTTGTACCCCAAGAGAGCTTTACCGACAGGATAGCGAAGTGGTTGTCGGACTCGCCAGAGAAGCCGACGAAATCCGACTCGCCCTCAAGCAGTGCTACGCCCAATACGAAGCGGTCCGGCTCAAACTAGGCGGCGGCGCAACTGCTGGCAAATGACGCGGTCGCGCGTCGTCATCCAGACCGTCGTGTCCTTGGTTGTGCATTCCATCGGTGACGGGCCTTTGGGCTCCGGCAGGCCAATGGCTAGAAAAGCGAACGTCGCCACCGCGATCGCCGCGTAGTACACCACGACAATGTCTTTCATATCCGCAGCAGTCTCCCGAAGAACTTGGTGATGGACGACTCTTTATAGGGTTTCGTCCCTAGCACCACGTCCTGCATGAACCGCTCTTCTGGCGTCGATGCGCGCTGAAACAGCGGTGGCTCGTAGAACACGCCGATCCTGACCTTGCCAGTGTCATACGGCGCCGGTTTGACCACAGTATTGTCTTGAATGAATCTTCCTTTATGCAGCATCAGTTTTTCTCCTATCTTCATTTGCCCGACGAACGTCAACCCCTTTCTTTTTTATTAACGCCGCCTCTTCCTTAGTATAAACCGGCTCCGCGCCATTGGCCGTTGCTTTCAACCACACCTCGGCCGTGTAGGCATTGAACTTGCATACCTTGCACCGGCGCTGACGACGCAGCCCGCCGGCCATCTTGACCACATTGACAACATAAGTACGTTCGCCGCAATGCATACACATCATGGTCGTACCGCCTTGGCCATGATTTCGATCCGCTCCCGCGCGTCGCGTAGGGCGCAGTAGCGTTGGTGCAGGCGCTGCAGAATAGAGCTGCGGCGCTCGTGTATGGATTCGTGCGTCAGTAGCGCGAAGACCTCTTCCTCGGATAAGGACGGCAGCCGGTCGTTAAGCGCGCGCCAGCTTAGATGTTTCGATTGCAATTTTCACCTCTACTCGGTCTAGTTTCTGACTGGCTCGGAACAGCGCCCGAGCCGCTTGATTGTATTCTTTCGTGCGCTGGCGGTATTCTGCCCGCGCGGCCTTGTGTTGCGCTTTCCAGTAGTCTAGGCGCTTCATCGGTCACCTCCGGCTTTGAGTTGCACCCCTGTTGCGGGCGTTTGCATGAACAGCGCCTTGGGCATAACGCGCTTCTCGCCATCCTGCATGTCAATATAGACCAGCCCCTGCGACTCCGACCAACAGCCGTAGATCGCCCGATGCTGCCAATCCACCTCAAACATCATGTGCCGATCCCAGCACGACCCGCGGCGCTCGTAGGTCAGCACGGTGCGCAGACCGACGCCGTTCGTGTAGGTCAAGTGGTTCGGGTTAGCGAAAGCCGGCGCTGCCAGCAAGAGTAAAAGTAGGTATCTCATTTCAATGCCTCCAATGCGATGTCTGAGATGGCTCGTTTGTCGTGCAGGGCGGCCCAGATTTTCTCGTCGACGGTTCTTTCGGCCATAAGCAAATACACCCATACCTCGCGCAGTTGACCGGAACGATGCAGACGTCCGATGGTCTGCTCGTACAGCTCAAGGGACCACGGTAGCGAGATAAAAACCATATGGTTTCCTCCGTACTGTAGGTTGAGCCCGTGACCCGCGCTTTTCGGGTGAATGGCCATAAGCCGGACCAGCCCCTTATTCCAACGCTCCACCGCGTCCACGTCATCCAGCGTTTGAACCTGCGGATAGCGCCGCTTAATCTCCGCCAGTTCCTCTTCAAACTGGTAAACCAGGATCGTATTGGCATGTTGGTTTTCCTCCAAAAGGTCATGCAGCAAATCGAATTTGTGACTGCTAAACCAAACCGCTTTCTTGGTGACGGTGAACTTGCCGGGCATCACGGCAGCGAGTCTGGTCGTGTCGTAGACAAAACCCGACGCCATCTGCTGGAGCTTGCCCGTCACCACGGCCGCGTTAGCCGCCACCGCCTGGGCGTCAGGAAAGTCGACCACGAAGTCGCGTTTCATCGTCTCGTACGGCTGGCGATCATCGATCGGGCAGCGCATCTCGACGACGTGACACGGCGGCAGTTTGTCCGTGTAGTCGCCCGGCTCCAGCAAGTAGGTGGCGGGCTTAATGCGCCGCATGACCTGCTCCAGCGCGCCTTTGCGTGGCGCCCAGTCGCCGAAATCGCGATTAGTGCAGACGAAGTACTGTTGCAGGAAGGCGCCCTTCGCGCGGCCGAGTAACTTCTCGTCGACGATCTTGCATTGCCCGAAGACGTCTTCCAGACCGTTACTGGTAAACGACCCGGTCAAGCCCCAGCGCACCGGGAACTGTTCGATCACGCGCTGCAACGCCTTAAAGCGTTTGCCTGATGGATTCTTGAGCTTGGTCAGTTCGTCAAACACGATGGCATCAAAGCCGGTCAAGTTTTGCCCGACCAACCATTGCAAATTGTCGTAATTGATCACGACGACGTCGTAACTTTTATCCGCCAGTACCTTCTGCCGCTCGGCAGACGTGCCGATGGCCACGCCCACCTTTAACGTCGACCACTTCGGCGCCTCAACCGGCCAGACGCTAGTGCAGACGCGTTTGGGCGCCAAGACAAGAAACCGATGCGCGATCTTGTCGGCAATGATGTCGTCCATTGCGGTCAACGTGATCGCGGTCTTGCCGGCGCCCACAGGCGCCAACACCAACGCACGGTCGTTCTCGTATAGGAAATCGGCGGCCTCTTCCTGGTAAGGTCTAAGCTGCATCGCTGCACAGCTCCTTAATTGTCTTGATCGGCCAACCGGTCGCGTCGTGAATGCGCAGGATGACGTGCGCGCGGATCGGTGTGTAGCGTGAGCGATACCGGCTAATGTTAGACGGCGACATCTTCAACGCGCGCGCTAACGCCGCGTCGTTTTTCAATTTGTAAATCTCTATGATTCGGTCGAACAACGGGTGAGGTATGTACGGCGCCATTCATCAATCTCCTGTAGGTTAATCAGTAACGCGTAGCGTTGTTGTAATTTGATTACTTCGTCGCGAAACAATGCTTGCAAAGGTGCTAACCGTCCGCCCTTGGGTCGCTTCAGTTCGATGAACCACGTCTCGCCGTTCGGCAGGCACACGATCCGATCAGCAACCCCGCGCTGATTGGGCGACTTGAATTTCCATGCGCGGCCGCCCAAGGTTTCCACCGTCCACACCAAATAATTTTCGACTTCAGATTCGCGCATGGCCGAAATATAAGGGCTAAAAAAGTATTTGACAAGGATTATTTGCGGGCGTACAGTTGAGGCTCAAACAGTAAACGGAGGTACAGTCAAATGAATGTAGAAGACATTTTTGATGCAGATGGCACAGCCCTGCAAGCAGCACTAGATTTGATCGAGGTCATCATCAAAACCGATCCCGGCGTTTACGACGAAACGGCTGCGCCGGTACTGTTGTTGTTGCGTCAACGCCTGTCTAGTTCATGGCGTAACGAGCCAGCGGGAGTGAAATAATGAACCATTCCAACATCGTCGGCGGCTCAACCGCCAAGCGCGTCATCAACTGCCCGGCGTCGGTGAAGCTGGTGCAGCAAATGCCGCCCAAGCCTTCTAGCGAACACGCCGACCGTGGTACGCTCCTGCACGATGTCATTGCTGAGTTATTGGAGTTCGACAAGCCGCCCGCGCAGTGTTTGGGCGCCACGTACAACGATCAGGTTCTCACGCAGGAGTTGCTCGATGAGAAAATTATTCCCGCTCTCGCGGCCCTCGATGTCATTGACCCGGACAAGCGAATGGAAATCATGGTGGAGACGCGTGTCGGGTTTGGTGATTTTTTGCCTGGTGTATTTGGTAGTACTGATCTCTTGGGACGCATCGATCAACGCGCGGTCGTTCTTGATTGGAAGTTTGGTGACGGTGTTATGGTGGATGCTGTGGAGAATGAACAGCTCATGTTCTACGCAGCCGCCGCCATGCGAACCGAAGCGGCGGAATGGGTTTTCGAGGGCGCCGATGAGATTGAGCTCATCATCGTACAGCCGCCAGAAGTCCGGCGCTGGACTACTACTAAGGCACGGATTCTTTCTTTTGAACAAGACCTCGCCAAGGCAGTAAAGCGTGCGCAACAAGACGGCGCGCCGATGCAGACGGGCGATCATTGCCGCTGGTGTGCAGCCAAACCAATCTGCCCACAAATGAACGGCGCAGTCGACCGCGCAGTGCATCAGCAGATCGTCAACCTTGATAAAGAACAACTCGCCGCTTACCTTGAGAAGGCCGATGTGCTCGAGGATTGGATTAAAGACCTACGGGCGCTGGCGTTTCAAGTGTTAGAATCAGGCGCAGAAGTGCCAGGCTACAAGTTGGTGCCGAAACGCGGCACGCGGCAGTGGGTATCAAACGCTGCGATTGAAGCGTGGGCCGATGTGAATGGCATTACCGATGCGTATGAGACAAAAATAAAGTCACCCGCGCAGATGGAAAAAGTGCTGAAGAAGCACGGCAAAGAATTACCCAGCGATCTCGTCATCACGGTATCGTCAGGTAGTACGTTGGCACCGGCGTCAGACCCGAGGCCAGCGGTATTACAAATCG